TTAACAAAGTCTGTGGTGATAGGCATAGCCCGCTCTTCCCACTCTGGAACTTTTCTCTCACTAAGATCAAACGCATAGATACCTTGTGGTGTGGAGTTGATGTACCAAGGCCGGAGCTTGAGAGCGTCAGAGTGCAATATGAGGTTATCCCATTTTTTCTTTTCAATGAGGAGATCGTCATAGAGCGATCGACGAGATTTAAGTTCGGCATAGATCCCTGCCTCCTGTGAGATACAGTCAAAGGTATCATAAGTGCCATTCGATTTGACAAGATCTGGCCATTGGTTATTCTTGAGATGCTGGAATAACTCTGCCTCTTCTAAGACCACGGCGAATCCCCTCCCAGTAAACGCTGCAAAGAACGCAGAGCGTTCTCACACCAGCGATCCACTGAAGATTTAGAAGTCTCGAATCTCTCTGCCATCTGTACCAAGGTCAGGTTCTCGTGGTAACGAGCCTTCAGCAACTCCCTCTCCTGCTCGTCCAGAAGCTCATACGCCTTCTTAATATCCACCAGCATAGTCAGGAGGTTACGACCCTCTGAAGGGGCGCTAGGGCGCTTAGGAAGGCCATCATCGACCATCTGCTGAGCCTGCTCCAGCAGGACTCCCTCAAAGATATTGGCCATAATATGCGGAAGCATCTGTGAGATCGTGCTGATCTCGAAAAAGTACTCATCGCCTACCACATAGCCACTCTTAATCGCCTTTTCCTTGCGGGCAAAACGTTCACAGGCGCGTTTGAGTTGCCACCATAGGCGGCTCTCATTATGTTTTCGGATATCAGGGTTCTCTTCGGCCAGCGCCTTCTCGATATCATCCTTACGTTTAAGGCACCAGATCCAGGCTTCCTGGATCAGTTCATCCCTGTCGACATAGTTACGAAAAGCCCGATAGACCGAGTACGCGATGACCGGTACTCGCTCTGCCACCTCCGGTGGCAAGTCCTTCCTAGTCACAATCAATGCCCGTATCAGTGGACTCTGGGATCAATGATAGAAGTTTAATCGCTAGGAAATCTATGTAATTGCTGGCATCTGCCAGCTCTTCAATAAGTTCTTTGACTGTCTCCTGGAAGGAGAACTTCTCAAACTTCTGCCCAGAAGAGTGCGCGTATTGTTTCGCGCCAACGCCGCGCACTCGACCTGCTCGGAGAGAAGCGAAGGACTCGATGAATGAGGTCAAGTCCTCCGTAGTAACACCTTTGCGGTAGGAAAGAACTGCTGGATGATCGGCTAGGGGCGTACGGGGGGCAACTGTATTAACAGTGTCCCACGCTCCGTATCGACCTGGATCACTCGAAAGCCTAACCCATTCAGCATAGAGATCACGTCCTGAATCAAGCGGTCTTTTTCCATTGGATTCCAAGTCGCTCACGAACAGCATCGACCCCTTCCGCCAGATAATAAGAGTTAATATCCATACCTGCTGGTAACAATACTACTTGAGATTGCGTAATCTCTTGGGCGACACGCCTTGCGAAATCTTGGCCAGGATTCGATCCGTCTTCTTTGTTATCGTTGTCGCCCACAATAAGGACCTTTTCAAATCCTTGAAAAAGTTTCCCGTAATGTTTCTTCCAGCTCGATACCCCAGGACAACCAACAGCAGGTATATCACAGACTTCTGAAAGAATGATCGCATCTAATTCCCCTTCACAAATTGCTATTACTGGCGACTGTTTATTAATATCGGTCACGTTGTAGAGATGACTCTTCTGACCTAGCGGAGCGCCATACTTAGGTAAACCCTCATCTACCCGTCGAAACTTAAAGCCCACTACTCCACCGGTGGCGACTACATAAGGAATCGAGATCCATCCCTGGTAGTTCTCGTGGCCAGGGTTGTTATTGACTACTGTGCCAAGCCACTTGTTGGCGATGACCCGTTCAGATATCCCACGTCCGGCGAGGTAGGCCAGTGCCTCGTCGCTGAGACTTTCCGTGTACTCCAACGCCAGACTTCTCTGAAATGTCAACTGCGATTCGGTGAGCATCCTTGAAATCCACTCCTTCTTTGATCATAACAATATTGACGGCGTTACCGCCTTGTGAGCAGGTGTGGCAGAAGTAGAGGTTCTCGATAGTATCGATGACCGCACTCCTGCGTTTATCTGCGTGGAGCAAGCAACGTACTGAAACGTTGCGCCCTTCTCGCACCTCGCCACCATAGTAGGTGACGATCGGTATTATGGAGATTGCACTTGATTTATGTGCGGTTTTCCGTCGTTGGCGACGTAGCCGGAATCCGTCTGATGTTGACAACAGCAATCTCCTTTACAGTAACTATGTAATTCCATCGCTTTGTCGAGTGATCCTCGACTCTTGAAGTCAGCTCCGACCTGGCAGGTATCACAGATCATTCTTTGTGCCTCCCCTCCGTAGGACAGGTTGCCGAAGTAAAGCAAGGGCAGGCTTCCGCTGCTACCAATTCTTCCTCTGGTCCATTCCAGAAGTTTGACGTTGTAATATTTCCACCTGGTATTGGCATTTACTTCTCCAATTCTTCCGCTATTGTTCGTATTGTTTCACAAGGATAATCAGGATCAGATAATCCAAAAGGATCACAGTGAATACATCTAAACTTGAACTCATCTGGAAACACTTGCATTTCTACTGGTTTATGCAATTCTACCGCCGCATAAAGGGCTTTATTCGTCCTATCATTCATCGTAAATACACTATCGGGATGACTGTAGGATAAATCTTTTTCTTTTATTGTTTCCAGCAATTCTCTATGTGCTAAAGCAAAATCATCCATTACTTTCTCTCCTTAGAATTGCGCTAAATAGGCACCAGTCTCGGTGCCTAATCGACACTCGAAGATTCCCTCGAATGTCTCAAATATCTTGATATTATCCCAGTCATCAACAACGTGGGTTTCGTGGACGTTACCATCCACAGTCCCTTGCGGGTAATGGATAATCGGTATAGAAATAATCCCATACTTGCACCCCTTGCTTGCGATCTCCCATATCTTGACTGCTTCTTCCTCAGTCATATGTTCTAGCACATCACCAAAGATAATGAGATCAGCTTCCAGGCTATTGAAGTTGCGAACGTCATCGTGCCATACCTCATCATAAATCTCTCGCAGTTTGAACTGTTCGATATTCTTTTCATAGATCTCGATGGCAGCATACTTGGCCTCAACAAAAGGCTTGAGTAACTTGCCATAGGTTCCACAACCAGCACCAACATCAATGACGGTCTTGGGCTGTAGGTGCATTACCTTGTTGAGTACCCACCAGCGATTCTCTGGATTAGAACTTGCCATTACTTTTTTCCTCCAACCACGATTGTAAGTCTTGTACTACCCACGACTTCTCAATGCCGTGATTGCGCCGCTTGACTACAACAAAGCCAGGAGGCACAGCCTCCAACCCTCTTGCCTTGGCATAGTTCACAGCCTCAGTCATTACCTCATCCCAGAAGGCGGGCAGATCAATTCTTGCTCTGTTCTTCAGCTCCAGAATGTAGGTCTGTCCGGCAACGATGACAACAAGATCGCCTTCATCCTTTGCCCCTGCTTTGGTCAGTCGCTCCGCGACAATTCCCCTATCGCGGAGCCACTTCATCACCCCAGTTTCAAAGGCGGAGCCTTTGCGACCGTTCTTATTTACCACTCGAATCCAAAGTAAAGGAATCCAAGATCACACGAAATGGCATACCTGGTGATGCCGATACCAACACCAAAGCTATGCCACGTCCAGCCTGCTACAAAGTGCAGGCTCCTATAAATCTTTATATCCATTGTATTGCTCCTGTATCGCCGAGTTTCTATACGCTCTACCCTGAGCATCGGTATCTCCGATCTGGCAGGTAGAGTAGTTAGGAAATAGTGTCACATAATCTGATCCGTCTGCTGAATGAGGACCAAATCGATTCTTCACTGCTGCCACAGTCAATTCGTGCTGTGTGGGGTTGAACCCTAGAGTCACAATTAGACTGGGAAGCTGTGAAATCTTTCCGTGGATCGCTCGACGAGGTGGCGGATGGAAGGATTTTCCATACTCCGACTGCTCGCTGGTGTGATGAAGCACCAGCACACACGCCTCTGTTAATCGAGCCAGATGGTGGAACTCGGTCATAATTGCCCGTAGTCCTGACCATTCATTATCAGTCTCTGCTACCACATTCGAGAGGTTGTCTACGACAATGAGTTGAGGTGGGGTTCCATAGAGTTCTATGTACGCCTTCACCTCAAGCTCAATGTCATCAATCGAAGGGGACGGATCAAAGACCCATTTAATGTTGGAGACGCGATCTATATGGTAGTTATAGAACCCTGCTTCTAGTTCAAGGTTCTCTTCCACCATTAATTGAGTGTGGCCGGTGAGGTGCGCTGCTGTTCGCATCGCTACCGTAGAGATATCAGTATCCGCTGAAAAGAAGAGTGTCGGTACATTCGCCTTGATCGCGTAGATAAGAGCGAACATTGACTTGCCAGCGTTTGGCTGCGCGGCAACCATACAGACCTGACCTCTGCGAAACTTAATCTGTTTGCCGGAAAGCGCCCGCCATACATCAGGCAGAGGCTCAGCTCGCATCTGAGTACCTCTCCACGCCCTCTGTAAATCAAGCAAGGTTTGCCTCCGGTGAATGGAATGGAATGTTATTCTCTTTCCGATAGATCCTGCGCTGGCGCTCTGTGGTGCCAGCCCAGAATCCGTGAGCCTCGTGGCGTACAGCCCATTCAAAGCAAGCGATCTTGAATGGACAACTATTGCAAACACTTCTGAGTGTTCGTAGCGCTAGTGGGGAATAACCCATATTCTCGTAGGTTTCAGGAAAGAAAGCATCAGGGCCTAACTCCTGACAGGGTGGGTCAATAAATTCCCAAGGTGGTAGCATCTATGGTTCACGCTTTAGCCCAGATTGTTTCTGCCTCAACGGCTCCAGGTTTGAATGGTTTGGGTCCCTTCGCAGGATCAAACCAACCGACATACTGCTTACCTTGCTTGGAGGTTCCACGCTTCTTAGCGTACTTGCCTCGTCCATCGGGCAGGTCTGGTGCTTCCATCAACCCGTAAGTCCAGATGTTGCCGTAACGATCGGCAACAGTTTCGATTTGGCCGCCAGCGATAGTGGTGACGGTATCTGCGTTCTGGTGTGGTCCTGCTGTTGATGTGGCAGGTGCGCTAGTTGCAACCTTTGCGACATCAATGACACGAGCTACGCCATTGAGTGATTGGGAAACACTAGAGATCAAGGTCGAGAGATCTTGAATAGAGGTCAAACCCTTTTCCAATTCCTCTTGCGTATCCGCATAGACGTTGATCAGATCTCCGTTGCTCAACTTGAAGTTGACCTGCAGTTTGGTGTTGGTGTTATTCGATGGCACTTGCT